ATGCTAATGGCATTTCACCAGAAAGGGTGAAACCGGGTTGTGTACCTGAGTATACACATCTGTATTGATAAATAACCTACCTGTGCTGTTCTTCGGAATTAAAAGGTACTCTGGCGGAACCAGAGGTATATGGGTACGATATTTGGCTGTACCATCTCTTTCAGAGATTATAATTTATCATAGGATGTGTTATCCTCTTGTGCACTCGATTCATTATTATTTTGCTCACATGTGAGAAGAGTAGTAGATAATGAAATCCCGTCTGTATTAAAATTTCCAAAAGCTTGCGGATAACCAATACAGAGAAGATTAAAGGCGTCTCACAAGACCTGGCGCAATTGAGGGTTAATAGCCCCTTTTGCATCACATAGCACGAAGTTCCTAAACAAGCACATTCCACGACCAACCACAAAAAACTTAAAAACAAATCCTCTTCTATACGGAGAGTGCGTTCCGCATTTCGGGACGCTGAGCGCTTAGACAAACAAGAAATACTCAAATTAATCAAAGAAGCTGGACTTCTCGATGATATGGGCTCTGTTTGTAAAGGCCTTGGGGCAATTGGGGTAGCGACAGATGCTGTTACGCGAATCTTTACCAAAATTCGCGAAGCAGTTTCTTTCAATGACAACGGGGAATTAGGGGAAACACTTATATCGCGATTTGAATCCTTGTTTATCTTATTATTAGATTTATCAACAAGGCGGAGTTTGAGCGAAATGGTGTGGCCGATGGCACAATACATTAAGACATGGACAGGGTCCAAGTCTTTTAGTTCAACCATTTGCAATATGTTAACACGCATACTCATCACAGACGAAAATGGAGATCATGAAGATCTGTTTTGGGAGCCTACCGAATTTGGACTCAAGAAGGAGTCGGGATTCTTTGAGGCGAATTGGATGCAATTAACACAGGGACGATTTGGGCAAAAATTGGCAGGTGCCATAAATTTGCTCATCTTAGGGGGATTGCTACCTGAAAAACATAAACCGGGTCTAACTGATGAAGTATTCAAAATTTTGCATGTCCATGCACTGCGAAAAAGTCAACCCTCCGTCTTCCATCACCTCTTCACCACCCTTGATTGGGTGGTTGATACAGTTATACCAGCTTTTGCCACAAAGAATTTGGCTCTTCTTATCACAGAAGAGGACCAACTTGAGATCGATGCAATGTACAGAAAATGCTTGCATTTGGTCCAATTGGCGAAGACTGGACAAATGCCCAAGGCAAAAGAGTTGTATGACGTGTCAGATGAATCTGAAATTCTTGTTGAATTCATCGATACTCAAATGGCCCTTGAAACATTGAAGAAGGCATTTCCTAATGATAGATCCATTCGGAACGAAATAGAAAAGAAGCTTATTTTGCTAGATAAAGTCTCAACAGACTTACAAGCAAGTTGGCGTGATTCAGGATTGCGAATAAAACCCTTTGCAATTTTATTTCGTGGAGGATCCTCTGTTGGTAAGAGTACCATCGCAGGAATTGCAAAACATGTTATTTGTCAAATTATGGGATTCCCAGAAGGACATGAATATTCATGTACATTAAATGGAGATGATAAATATCAATCAGAATACAAGTCATCTCATCTATGTGTTCTTCTGGATGACAAGGGTAATACAAAGCCCGATAAAAGCGAGGGAAATCCCCTCATGGTCCTCATTCAATTTATTAACAATATGCACTGTTGTGCACTAAAACCAGATGTAGAGAGTAAAGGTATTACCGACATACGAGTGAAACTTGTCTTTGTAACTACCAATACAGAAGATCTCCACTCATGGTATTTTTCATGTAATTCGGCATCTATTATGCGTCGTTTTGATTTGATTGTTGATGTACAATTGAAAGAAAATTGTACGGGACCAGGTGGAGGACCACACCCGCGATTTCGGGATCAATCAATGCCTGACATGTGGGATTTGACTCTCTCGACTATTGAGATCACACGAAATAAAGAAGATCATCTGCGCGATGAATGGGAAGCAATTCCAGTACATCTAGGGAAGACAGATCTTGTGTGGTTCGTTGATTATCTAGAACGAGTCGTCCGAGATTTTTACAATGGGCAGGACCAGATTGTCGCAGCTGCGTGTGATATGCATAAGAAGGAGCACTGCAAGATACATAGTTTATTCATTTTACCGTGTTCTAAATGCAGTCAGATTCCAGAAGAATACAAAGACAGCGATGAGTTCATGCCGATTAGTGCTGGGAAGACCGAAGAAATCATACCAGAAGCAGGACTGTTGCACGATGACAATCACAATTACGTATTACGGTTTTCCGAAAGATGTCGATTCTTTGGAAATATGGAGAATACGCCTCAGGAGAAAGTAATTGTTGTACCCAGTCCCGACAAACCGTGGACGAGGATAAATCGTCTTCTTGCAGATGGTACTTCTTCCATCAAAGATTTGTTTGCCGGCGCAAAAGCTGCTGTGGAGCGCGAACCCACAATGGCGATGTTGTTGATGATTGCTACAATTGGTTTAGCAGCAGTTTCTATCCATGATGTCATGTCTGCTAAGGCACGACTTACGGAAGGGGCTGTTCTTGGACGTATTGAAGCAGCAGCAAAAATACCAACAGCACTCACGGATAGAGATGAAAAATGGCGTTTGGTGTATTCCAACGTTCCAGCGTATCCAGAATATTCACAGTCCTGTACTTACGCCCAATTGTGTTCACGTATTGACCGGAATTTGTACAATGTCAAATATTATACATATGATGAAGCTACGTGTCAGCGGGTCGGTAATGGACAATGGTGTAACGCTTTTCCCATTGGGGCAAGTGAATGGGTCTTAGTAGGTCATGTCATGGACTTAGGTCCTTGTATCTCTTGCGATTTCAAGATGGCAAATGCTACGGGCATAAAGACATTTACGTGTATCATCAATGAGGCTAATTACAGGCCCATTTTTGGAACCGATTTGATCGTTGCCCATATCAGCCAGTCAGGAGATGTTTTTGATTTTTCCAAAGCTATGTTACCCAAATTTGATGAAGATATAATCAAAGTTGGAACACCTATTGCTATCATAAACAATCACATCTCCCTTGCAGATGGAGATCCTGAAGATTATAAACATCCTTCTTCCTATGCTCTCGTAACAGAGATTCGTTCTGTTGAAGAGATTGCACCACAAGGCTTGGAACCATATCACGCAATAACATATAAGGGCGAGACAAGCCCTGGCATGTGTGGTTCTATAGTTGTCACTCTTACGCGCAACCCTGTTGTTGTAGCTGTACACGCAGCTGGACATCGAGGAGATGTTAATTATGGAGTGGGTGCAATTATCACGCGAGATGCAGCATTGGAGACGAGAAATATGCGCAATGTACATGTTTGTGAAACTACTCCCCTTTCTGGCGAAGCATTGGGGAAGACATATAACGTTTCACCAAATAGTCATGCGCGTAGTCCGGTCAATTTCCTATCACCAGAAGAGACTTACAACATGGAGGTATATGGTCAACATGACATCCCTTTGAGCAAGTTCTCCACGAGTATTAACAAAACTCCAATTGCAGATAAAGTTCTAGAAAAATTTGAAATTGAACAGCAATTTGGACCACCGGAGAAGAAAGCTGTGCGCCCTTCGCGTCACAGGCATCTGACAGGTGTGACGACTCAATTACATCCAGCGAATCCTAGATTTGTCACTTTGGCATCTGATGACTATCTGGAGAAAATTGAGAAAGCACTATTACAAGATGATTGCTCTTTTAGAAAGTTTGTTCATCCACTTACAATGGATGTAGCTATCAACGGACAGCCTCAAGTGAGAGGATTTGATTGTATCAATCCTAAAACTTCAATGGGTTTTCCCTTGAATAAGCCAAAATTTCAGTTTTTAGAGCATGGCCTGGATGAGGAGATAGCACTTAAATCCTACAAATTTCAAAAAGTGGAAGAAGTTGATGGAAAGAAAGTGTATTCCTGGGAATTGATCTTTGATCCCGAACGAATTGATATCAGAAAGTGTGTTGATAACATCTTTGAAGCATTTGTTGATGGGAAGAGAATCAATGCCATCATGAGAACTAACCTGAAGGACGAAGCACTCACCTATAAGAAAATAGCAGCGAACAAAATTCGCGTATTTGCAGGTGCACCCGTCGATCTAGTTATTGTTACTCGGATGATTACACTCCCGTTGATTAACGCCATGTCCAACTTTCCCACTATTTTTGAAAGTGCTGTTGGAATTGACGCCACTGGCAAAGACTGGATGTTCTTTAAGGATTTCATCTCTCAGTATGGAGAAAATCGATGCGGTGATGGTGATTACTCATCTTTTGATACAAAGATTCGACCTGAATTCTCACTAGAAGCTTTCAAAATTTTGCGGCGCATACTTCAACGTTGTGGTGCGTCCGATGCCATCTTAAAAGTTATAGATGGCATTGCAACTGAGATTGTGTTTCCTATCTACGAAATAGACGGATTGATTATAAAATCTTTTGGCTCCAATCCTAGTGGCCATGCTTTGACAGTCATTCTCAACGGAATTATCAACTGTTTGTATATGCGATATGCCTATTATTCCCTCCATCAGAAAGATCTGTGGAAAGATGAAAAATTGATGCTAAAACTTGGAGACATTCCGTTGTTTCACGAGATGGTCGCTCTCATGACCTTCGGTGATGACAACACATTCAATGTCAATAGTGAGGAGAAACTGTTCAACATGCAATCCGTTGCCATGGAATTGGATGTGATCGGTGTCAAGTACACGGATGCTTCAAAGAAGATTTCCGAGGTTCCTTTCAAGAACGTTGAAGAACTTTCCTTTCTCAAAAGAAAGTTTTACAAACATCCAGTTATAGGTGCAACGGTCGGATCTCTAGAATGGGATTCTATCATTCGCTCCCTTGTTATTGGACGGAAAGTCAAGAAAGGCCAAGTGGAACCAAGAGCGCAAATTTGTGCCCAGAATATGATATCTGCAATTTATGAGGTATACATTGGGCATCATCATCGTTATGAGGAGTTCCGTGAAGCGATGGATGAAATTGCAGCCACATCTGTTGATGAAGAGAATTATAGAATTGCAGATTTCTACAAACCACCAACTGAACAAGATATCATTAACCGATACGAGAAGACAATCTGTATGTACGAAACAGCTTTTGAAGCTGTAAATGCTAAGGATGTTTATTTCAAAGAGTCGGGTATGATTCCTGGTGATGAAAGTGATGAAGATATGTGGGAGGATATAGATTCGGAGGACGAACTCCTTCTCCCAACTACTCCTAGAGAATGGGTGCAAATGGTGAATCGACAATTTCCTGAAATGACACGCACGTTCATAGATCATGGCCTAAGAATTGGCCAAGGTCCAGAATTGCAACGTGGTGATCCAGAATATCGCACCTATCAAGCCTTCTCTGATGATTGTAGAGTCTACGAATTTGAAGATTACCTATCTGAAAAGATCCTCGTACGAAACTTCCCAAAAATTACTGAGAATGGGTTCTCCAGGCATTTTCCGCTTCCACTAGGACTGGAAGGCTTGATGCAAAAGCGGAGGAATCAATTCATGCAGCAATATCCAAGGGAAATCGTTGCACAACACATCGAAGACATGTATGGACGCATTTGCGTTTCAGAGGTTAGATTTCGTGTTATGCATGCTACGTATGGTGCTTTCAAGGGTCTCTTTGAAGAGGATTTTCGTCTCGCACACTTTGGAGATACTACAAATTACAATTCATTTCAAGAACAACTCATTGCAGCTGTGATACAGATTCGCACAAAGCGGCTTGATTCCTGGAAACTCGATTGGAGTATAAAGGTTGCGAATCAAATCAATCAGCATTACATTATGCCGATTGGGGAGGAAAAAGCTCTTGGTATTTACCATAAGCTTCAAGAAAATCAGTACAGAAAGATAGGTCTCAACGATGATGTCTTGGACGTTGTCAAATCTTTTCTTGTACCAAAGAGTCATGAGTTTATAATGCCTCCCTGGAATATGGTCGACAGACCTGAATTCCGAACTACTTATGACAATATTGTGCTACCTGATGGATACATGACGAATACCGCGGCATGTTTCAGTCCACACCTAGCTATGATCGATACACGCGTTCAATTGGGACTTGATTCCGTGTAGTTTAAATGTTCGATCTTAAATTTATACATTTTTACATTTATATTATGGTCTAAATAGCCTTTTATTCATATACATATTTACATATAACTTACATAAGTGGC